TTGCGTTGCAGAGACAATCGGTACGTCGAACTCAACTGCGAGTCCTCGTAACTCTTCAGCAATAGCTTTAATATAGGTATAGGAATTGATAGAGCCTCCCATTGCTTTCATACGAGCAGATGCGCAAATGTTTAGATAGTCAATAAAGATAATCTCTGGTACAAAGTTACGTTTTAGTTTAAGTTCGTTTAAGAGCGCTCTGAAGTGACTAGAATTAGCCGCGCCTGTTGGATATTCTTTAATAATAAGCTTACCATTAGTTTTAGCAGCAATATCATCTACCTTGCTTTTAAATATAGGCTTAGATATATTCTCAAGTTGATCAATAGGTATGTTCAATAGATTAGCATCGATGCGTTCAGCTATACGCTCTTCAGCCATCTCCATAGTAATATATAGGACATTTCGTCCTTGATTAAGAATGTTACCAGCCATATGACACATAAAAAGAGACTTACCTACTCCAGTACCTGCAAGCGCGATATTGAGAGTCTTATTAGGAATACCACCTTTTGTGATTCGGTTAAAGTATTCCAGATCAAAAGGTATTCGTTCTTCTTGCTCGTGATAGAATTCATAACGCTCTTCCACATTCTCGATATAGTCGTGACCTACAGACGAATCAAACGTAACAGCAAGAGCTTTCTGTAAGAGATCTGGTAGAGCGTTTTTAGTAAGCGTCTGATGCTTACCATCAATAATGGAAATACTTTCCATAATAGCATTATGAATAGCTCTGTCTTGACACCATTTCTCTGTAGTATCTTCTAACCAAGACTTATCTGCTTTATCAGATTTGGTATCAAAGATATTAGGAAGCATCTCCATTGCTGCTGTATACTGATCGTCATTGTATCTATCACTTTGATCGATTTCAATCTTAAACGCATCGAGAGTAGGAAGCTTGTTATACTTAGCGACAAACTTACCAATCTCTACAAACAGCTGTCGAGTTACACCTTGGAAGTAGTCTGGTTTAATAAAGGGAAGCACCTTGCGCATGAACGGCTCATCAATAAGAAGATGTCGTAGCACAAGCTGCTCTAAGTTATTGCTCATTCTTTTCCATTTCGTTTAGGTTATTAATCATTACACTCTCTAGTATTTTACCTGCATACTTCTGTAATGGCAAGCTATTAGTTGATAAATCTTCATCTGGACTAGAATGAAGTGTAAGATCAAAACTAAGAACAGGAGAATCTTCTTCAATAGAAATCTTACCAAAGCTTATAACAGATTCAATAAACTCTCCTTCTTTGATACGGATATACCAATGATCGTTATCTCCAGGAATAAGTTCATACTGAACATTCTCTTCAAACATATTAGGTATTTTAACCATCTGCATCCTCTACAATTTCATCCATACTAACCAAAGACTGGTGACCAATACTATATTGCTTCTTTAAGAACTCTTTAAAATCTGTGTCATTAAAGATTGGATCCCAGAAGGGCTTACTAAGCGTGACATCGTACCGTACTTTAGGTCCCATCTCTCCAGTACTCTGATCAACCGTAGCATACCAGCCATTGGAAGGCTTAGTAACATAACCACCAGCAAGAGCACAATCGAGCAACCCTGAATACCTACGGACACCGCCATCCCAAGACACTGTAATAGGAATCTTTGACTTCTCTTTAACATAACGACTTTTCTCCACATTAATTACGAAATGATAACCTTGAATCTCTGTACCTTTTTTATCTTGCTGACGACCTAAGATCCAGATATTATCTGCACTATAGTAGATACCAGTACCTCCACCTACAATAGCTTTAGGAAACAATCCAATCTCTTGATAGGTATGGTTAACAGCAATCATAGGAATATTACGCATAGTGAGATAAGGAGTACACATACGGAATAGACCCTTAAGAGCCTTTGCACGTGACATATCTGCTACTGACTTCTCATTCTTAGCATCCTCTAGCTCTTTCTTAGAAGCAAGGTTACCAATAGAATCAATAACAATAATGACATGATCATCTCGCTCGATATTCTCAAGCTGAGAGATCAAGTCAAACTTAAGCTCTTCTACGTTTGCAATAGGAGTATGTAAGATACGAGAAGTATCAATACCGAATTGCTCAAAGTATGATTGAGGAGATCCGAACTCTGAATCGTAGAAGAGCATAACCGCTTCTGGATGACGCTTTAGATAAGCACCAGCCATTAGTAATGCAAATGAAGTTTTAAAATGCTTAGAAGGTCCAGCTAGGACTGTTAATCCAGGAGTTACTCCTCCATCTACTGAACCTGATAACGCTACATTAACCATAGGCACATCAGTAGGCGTCATATCTTTTTCTGTAAAGAACTTAGATTCAGACAGGATGTCCGTAGTCTTTATCTTCGAGTTCTTCTTTAGCTTGTCCATAATTGACATGTTGTTCTTTCTCTCTTTCATCCATTTCGTATTGTTGTCTATAACTATTGTTAATTATAGATACCTCCTTTAATAAAGTCAACTGTTTATTATAGTTTATAAAAGCTGATACATCTTTAGGGAAGCAAGCTCCTCCATACCCCTGTTTACCATCAAATCCTGGGACACGTGTATGGCTAGAACCAATACGGCTATCCATACCAATAGCCTTAATAATTGTTGCGAAATTGGCATTTGTATCTCCTACTGCATCGTACAGCTGATTAAAGAATGTAACCTTAGTGGCAAGAAAGCTATTGATTGTATACTTTACAAAGCTAGCCTCTTCTGCTGTCATATGTAAAACAGGACAAGGATTACAGAGACTATACTTTTCAAAAAGATGTTCTACTTTGTTTGTATACTCTCTATCACCACCTAAGATGTGAAATTGAGGATCAATAAACTGCTCGTTAGCTGACTTCTCTGTAAGAAACTCTGGGTTATATATTACATTCTTCCTATCCTTCCAGACCATAATAATATCAGGAGGGATAGTTGATTTAATTATAATAGGAGTAGTCTTAACTTGCTTTAGTCGTTGTAAAACTTTACCAACAATAGATGCATTAACACCACCGCTGTCACCCATTGGGGTTGGAACACAGACAAAAATAAAATCGAAACTACTAAAGTCAATACCAGCAATATCTGTTCCATATTTTGGATCTACTATTTCTTTTACTACATCTTGATGACTAAACCCATAATCAATAGCTTTACCTACAAAGCCGTGTCCAATAATTAATATCTTAGGCATCTTTTACTCTTGTCCTTAAATCAGTTGTTGAGAATCTATGATCTCGTTTGTTAAAGTATATCTCAATACCTCTTGCTGCACAAGTAGCTCGTCCAGTAAACTTACCATCCTTATACTCTTCTCCAATAATACGGATATCAAAATTGAATAGTTTAAGAATATCTTCTAGGTCTGTTTCGGTCTGATAAGGTATGATTTCATCTACATACTTAACACCTTGCAGCTGTGTCCAGCGTTCAACTAATGTTTGAACTGGTGCATTCTTTTCAGACCTATCATAAGATGGATCAACCTGCAATCCACATACTAGATAATCACATTGCTCTTTAGCTTCTCGTAACATAGCAATATGACCAGCATGTAATAAATCAAAAGTAGAAGCTGTAAACCCTATTGTTCTCATTGTATGACTCCATGTTTATAAGCATACTCTAATGCATTATTAGCCTCTAGATCGAGCGGCCTTTTTTCATAAAGGTTAGCTGTCTCTCTATCAATCTGTCTTATCAACTCAACTATCTGACTAGACGTGATAGGGTATTGTTTCTCAATAGCATTAGCAGCAATAGAGATCATAAGCTTATAGATCATTCTATAGCGACCTGTACCATCAGTAAACGACATACTGATATATTCCTTAAGAAGCTTTTTATTGACGAAAGGACAATCGCGATAATTAGACCACACATATGAAGTATTATCTAGTTTACCTTTACGGTACTCTATAATCTGCTCACGCCATGCATCTGGTAATCGATCCATAAAGTTCTTAGACTCTTTACGCTCATCATAAGGCCAACGAGCTAAGAGATAGTTAACATCCAAAGGCTGACCGTTATTATGGAAGATAAAGTTGTTAGCACTACTGTAAGTTGCAGGGATGTAATACATGCGAGCGAGGTCTTTAGTCTGCGGATCTCCAATTTCCTCAAGCTCCTTGTTAAGGGCGTACCAGAAATGCTTGATTCGAGATTGCTCAATTTCAGCTCCAATGTTGAATACCAATCGGAACTTCGGTAAAGAATCACTGCTGCTAGCAGTAGAGTAACACACGTAATCATAATCACCGAAACGAGTACGTAACTCATCTTCTAGTACTCCATCAAACGCAATATCGTCAACATCAACAGCAGCCCAGCCAACCCAAGCCAATACATTCGCGTTACCCCTAGTAGTATTAGGTTTAAATACAGCTGGCGTAATAAGTTCAGCATCTTGCTTACCATTAAGTTCCCTTTCTGATAATTTATATAGGAAGTTCGTAAACGCAGGCCAAGACCCAAAGTCCATACGACGATGAGTCTTGTTATCATATACAAATCTATTCTCTTTATCCCACCATCTCGGAGACTTAAAGATTGTCATACTATACATTAGCCAAAGAAGTCCTCTAACGTTGCGGTAGGTTCTACTTCCCACTCAAGCGCGTCAAGTAGATGCTTGATAGGTTCAACAAAAGCCTTTTCATACTGCTTATTATAGTCGATAAACCGATGCAAGTCAAGCTCTTTAGGAAGATCGTTAGTATACCCAATAACATTCTCCTTTATAGGATTAGGAGTCTTAAGATAGCAGAACTTAATCTTCTCACCATTATTTACTAGCTCATACTTCTTATCTAAACCTTTCTCCTTAACATAATGATTATACAGCAACGCACCTCTTACGTGAATAGGACAAGCTTTGCGATAAATAGTCTTAGGATCAGCCCAAGTAATACCATTCTTAACTATATTACAGCCTCTAGGAAACGATACAGACTCTGGAGGAAGCTGCTTCCATTCCTTCTTGAAGTCAGCGATAAACCTTTGAGTAGCAGTCTCACCTTCGTCAATAATAACTTTAAATATCTTCTTGAACTTATCCCGACAGACTTGAGGAGTAGAAGAGCGTACAGCATCTACGCCCATCATCTTCATCTTAGGTTCGGCATACTGCACACCTTCGTTATTATGAACGTTTAGGATATATCG